CCAGCACCGTCTCTGATCCTCGTCCTGTCGGCTTGAGTAGTAATAATCCTATTGCCTTTACCTACTACATTAGCGTCACCTAACATTTCTGAAAGTTTTCTATCTTCAGTAAGCTCTTGCGCTATTTTCAGTTCAGCAACATCTCGTGCAGCTGTGACTCCTGCTGGTGTAATTTTACCGTCATCAAAAGAACCACGGACCTCTACATCTGTGTACTCAGGTTCAATGTTCTTACCGTTACGACTAATTATCTTTGCGTCTTTCTCGTCAAATACTACAAAGTTTCTAGTCTTTCCATCCCTAAAATTTGGGTCAATATATTTATTACCAGCAATGCCTAAGTTTTTAAGAAGTAAAGAAGCCGCTGTCGGACCTCTACTATCTGCTGCTGTTTTATTAAAAGCTGTTGCGCGATAAAAACTCAGTCCTGTTTGTTTTACCTGCGGGAATTTTTTGGCTATTCTTTTTGCCTCGGCTTGGAGGGTTTTTCCTTTACCCAAATTAATGTTTTTACGTTTCTTTAAATCTTTATCTATGTCTTTATATCTTTTAGCTGCCGCTGCTATTCCGGGTATTTCTGGCTCTAGTAATTCAAGTATAATATCTTGGTCAATTAGTTGTTTGTCCAAGTCAATCATTCTATCTACTTTAAAATCGTCTACTTGCACTTTATATAAAGAGAAGTCCTTGATTGGTATCTTGTCAATCTCATCGGCTATATCCGTAGCCCTTACTCCCATATCATAAAGCACACTATCAGGGTCTATAGCCATTGCTCTTATTTCTGCGGGAGTGTAGTGTTGCATGGCGTATTCATAAACCTGCGCCCCCTCATAATCGCCAGCCTTCTCAAGCTCTGAATATCTCTTGCCAAGCGCTCGCTCATACTCCATATCACGCGGAGTGTAACTTTTAGCGAGGTCGCTGCTTTCGCTAAGATAAGCAGCGCCTATACCATATTGCTGCGCTCCTTCTCCCGTTCCCACATACCTAGGGTCAAACTTATCAAAAGATTTAGAGGAACCGTGGTAAGCGTCCATGTTGTACTTGCCACCCATCTCTTCTAATCTAGTCTGTAGTGGAATGTTAGCTTCTTCTGGCAATACCTTAGAAGCTGCTCCTGCTATAGCATTTGTATCAGCTCTATTTTTAATTGAATTTTTTGCCATAGAAGCAGCTTTACCTATGGGCAAAACCTCACCCACAGTTAAAAGATTGCCAGCTAAAAACTGCTTGCGTGGGTCCATGGTATTGTAATAATCAACACCTGCATCGACTGCGTCTGGGATATAGCCTAAGTTATCTTTGTTTTCGGTGTATGCGTTCGCTGCTGCGGTAACGCCTTCTCCCAATGTTTTCATAGCGGCCTGATTGACGTTGTAGCCAGTCTCAGTTCTTGGGGAATAGTTTAAGAAGTTGTTGTACTTTTCGTTATTTGCTTTTAATGTTGCTATGTCGTTATCAGTAAAGGCTTGTTCTGCTAAAGATGTGCCAGCACCTGCAATAGGTCCAAGAACACCAGATAAAAAATCAGCGCCTACATCTGCTATCTCTCCGCCTGTGGCGTAACCATCTACATAACCACCGTCGCGCCATTTTATTTTATTTGCCCAATATGCTGCTGATGCTGGACCTTTTGCTATATTTTTGCCGTGTCTTGCTTTGAATGATTTACGCTTTGCTTTGGTTTTTGCTGAATCATTTGGGCTAGGTTTTCCAGCAGTCTTAGCTCCCTGTTCACCAAATCTAATTAATTTCGGTTTACCGTCTACTGTCGTTTTAACAACATGAGATTTCTTTGGGTGGTTAGGCGTTCGCTTGGGCTTATTTAGTTCTAAATCATCTTTTAAAGCCATTTGTACTTCCTAAGCTGCGTATGGGTTAATTGATTTAAACGGTAAGGCTTTACGCTCATCTGGATCTATTGCTTGCGGTAGCTCAAACCATCTATCGTTCTTAAAGTAAATTATTGCTTGGGTGAATGTATCAACATAATCATCATGAGATGCTACAGGGAATTTAGCTAACTCCTTTACAAAATCATTTGCCCAACTTACATAATGGCCGGGATTTTGTTTTGACTCAGGTATCCATACCATACCAAGTTCTAATGTCGGCGCAGCTTGATGTGCTCTAGAAACTTTATCCGCGTTACCGGGATTATACCCTATTGCTGGTACATTGGCAAGGCGTAAATCTTGGAGTAATGACTGTCCACTTGCCTTAGCTTCTACCAAAATTCTATCAGGTCGGCGTGCTCTAGAAAATTGACTGTCTTTACTCATGCCACCATATTCTGTTGTCCAATCTTTTATGGCTCTAGCTCTTAAATCTGGGTAACTTAAATGTTCGTCCCATGCATCAATTAACATTACGTTTCTTTGACCTGCATGTGTAAATATTGCCCAAACAGTGCACGCAGTTGGGTCTCCGGTCGATTTCTCCGTGAAGGCACAATCGTAACTTTGTAAAATATATTCAAAGGGTGGTAAGCCTTTTTTGCTTGGCCACATTTCAATATATCCAGTTTTAAGTATTCCGCCTTCTGCTGGGCTAGGTTCCTGTTGTAGCTGTCCAGCTGTACCGTAAACACCTAATAATTTCTTCAGGTCGGCTACTTCTTTCTCTCCGAATCTCTCCGGACATATTAGCTCTCCTTTTTCTTTGCGTGGGTCGTACTCACCTAAAGAAGTTGTGCGTCTACGTCCATCATATTCTGCTGGTATCATTAAATGTTCCCAGCCACCTATTTCTTCTAGTATATGGCCAGATATATCTCTTTCATGCAATCTCTGCATAACTGTTACCATTGCATCACGTTTAGGGTCATTTAATCGTGTGGACCATACTTGGTCGAACCAATCTAGTGCTGACTCACGTATTGCATCTGATTGAGCTTCTTGTGCTGCATGAGGGTCATCTAATAGTAATCTAGAGCCACCTTCACCTGTTGCAGTACCGCCTACTGATGTAGCTATTCTGTAGCCTGTAGCGCTGTTCTCAAACCGCTGTTTAGCGTTCTGGTCACCGCTTAACTTGAACATATGGCCCCATCTCTCTTGATACCACGGAGAAAGTATCAATCTACGCGCTTTTAGGTTGTCACGGATAGAAAGTGAGCCAGAATATGATGCACAGAGAAATTTTTGACTTGGATCGGTTAACCACTCCCACATTGGCCAAATAACTGATACAATTGTAGACTTAGAGTGTCTTGGAGGTATATTTATCAGTAATTTACGCATTTCTCCCGCAGAAATAGCTTCTAAGTGCTCACATATCTCCTGTATATGCCAACCGTGCACAAATGGCACTCCCGGCTCTACTACATGCCAACATTGCCTAACAAATTCATACAGCGATGCGCTGGCGGACCGTCTCTCCTTTTCAGCCTTTATAGCTAATGCTACTGCGGCTGGTGTATGTTTAGTACTCATTTATTTAAGTACTTAATAAACATTATACAGGAAGTATAAAGAATGTCAAATTTACTTTCAATCATTATTGCTGGTGGCCTCTGCATCTGTACTCTTTCCTATGAGATAATCCATGTTCTCTAACTCGTCATCAGACAAGTTTTTCAGGTCCAGCGCTGCGAGTGTTATCGGCCCACCGTTGGGTCCAGTTATCTCTTGGACATTCTTATCGCCGTACACCTTGGGCATCATCTTACTGAGCAGCCATTTGCGGCTGTCAACCTGTAATCTCTGATGCTGAACAGCAGCCGAGTCATAGCGAGAGATACCGTTCTGGTCAACGATGGTAACGGGCTGCTCATCGCTGATTTCCATGATTTGTTCAGCGATACTATGTATCATTGCCTCCTGCGCGCCCGCATACTGGTCGGGAATAGCCCCTGTTCCTCTGGTCCAGCCTAGGAAAGTTGTTTTAGGAATTCCCACCTTTGCACAAGCCTTACCGCAGGGAATACCTGTCTGCATTAGAGCGCACACCTTATCAGCTATAGCTTTGCGCTCTGAGTTCTTATAAGCCATTAATTCCTACCTTTTAAATATGTTCTTGCAAACATGGTAGCACCTAATGCTTACACATATCAATTGAATCAAAATAAAGTTGACATTAATACTACATAGTGTATAATGTTTATTAAGTTAGTAATTTAACTAACTTAATAAAGGAATATTGATAATGAGAAACTTATGGTCAGCATCAGGCATAACACTCACTGTAGACAGTGAAGGATTTATTAGCGCAAAGCACAAATATCAAGGAGATTTAATAATCGATGGAGAATATGATACTAAAGAAGAATGTAGACGAGATGCTGTTAATGTTTTAAAGCACAAAAAGCACAAAAAACAAGAACAGGCTGCCAGTGCCCACATTAACAAGACATTTTTTAGCTAGAGGTAATACTGTGAAGGGGGTTAACTATTAGCCCTCTTTGCAATATTACTTTCAACCAACCAACCAACCAACAAGGATAAATAACATGAAAATAGACCTAACGAGAGATGATTTAATTGAGCTGATTGAAACCGATGGCGACTTTGAGATTGTTCTAACTTATGTGAATAGCACTGATATAGTGCAAAAATTTACATACCCTATTCGCGAATGGAATAAGGGGACGAAGTACAGATCGGAATTCGTAGAACCGAATGACTCTTTAACCATTAGCATTGATATAGGATAAATAACCAAGAAAGGTCATAGCGTGAAGTCTGTTGACACAACAGGCTTTGCAGTGTGACTTCAAAAATAAAGTTGACATTA